CTGTCAGTCTCTGCCCTAAACCTGCCTTTGCGTCCGTGGTTGCCAACTATTCCAACCACGCGAACGCTCTTAAAAATTCTAGCCGCTGACTCAATGAAAGGCGCTGTAATTTCTGCGAACCGTTCGGCCTGTGCTGACGCATCTGTTATTTCCTGCTCGTGCGATTGTGTTGGGTAAATCTGTACGCCGTCCACAACATCGCCGAGAAACGCTATGAGCAGCTCGTCAACATCGAGCCCCGACAGATCGCGCTTGAACTCATCGAGCTTCGCGGGGAGCTGGTCGAGGCGATGAGATGCGACGAAGGAATTATAGTCGTGGAGTCCGGGCACACAAGTGCGCTCGCCTATGTGCAAGTCAGACGCAAGGAGGATAATTGACGCCGTTGGCTTTTTCTGCCGTCGCATTTATTATTACTCCCCTAGTTACTAAAGTTACTAACTGAGTGAGCGCGAGCAAAGTACAAGTCAACTACACGTCAAGCACAGGCCAACTACGATGACAACTATAATTAATTATAGTGCTAACTGCTGATCCTGTCCCAGACTGTGACTGTTTTCTGATAGCACAGTTTCCCAGTTCCTGCTATTGACAGAATGACGGTCCATTCTGTCAGGGTCTGGGACAGCTCGCCCCGCTTTCGCTATAATATATTAATAGTTGACGGACACAAACTTGAACTATGTTTACACACGCGAACCGCAAAACAAGTTCACTGTGTTGCGCTCCGTTTGCTCCCGTCCTTTCTCCGTTCCCTGTCTCCGTTCCTTGTCACTCAAGTACACGTCAAGCACAAGAGGCGTTCGAGCATCAGGCTATCCCTCGACGCACGCAGGCGAGCCCAAAACGATTTTATCGCGTCGTACAAAACCTGTGGCGTCATCAAATATGCCTGCAAGGTTGCCGGAGTCAGCAGGCAGACCTACTATACATGGCTCAACGATTCTCAATTCCGCGATGAGTTTGCGCTAGCAGATGATGAGATAATTGACGATGTTGAAAATGTTCTGTTGCGGGAAGCGCTGAAAGGTAAACACTGGGCGGTCACATTTTTTCTGAAAGGCAGGAGGAAAGACGTCTACGCAGACAAGTCACAGATTTCCCTAAGCCTTGAACAGCTTCCGCCTGATTCTGGCGACGAAATCGGCCCCGCGTCGATTATCGACGTGGTTGGAGCGCTGCCAGCACTGGAGCTCACAAAAGAGCAGCATAACGAATAAAATTTTGGTCCCCCCATTCCTGGGCGATTGCACCCTAAACAGACAGAATTTCAAGCCGATTTTAACAGGTACCGGCTTTTTTAAAAAATCGTCTGAAACCCTTGTAAATCAAGGCTTTTAGAATACGCCAGGAGAGATCAAAAAAGCGAAGTTTTCAAGCACGTTTTCAAGCACGTTTTGGGAGCCACAGAATGAATCCGGCCAGCCGCTTTGTGTCGCATACTTCGGAGACACTGCCGAGACAGTTGTGGGCGAGTGCGTACAGACTCCGAGCGACAGCACACACGGACGCTCCGCAGTGCGAGGATGCCTGTAGGCGCGAGTTCAGCACCTACTTGGTGAAACATGCTGAGTTCAAGCCGTGGCCCTGTCAGCAGACGCTAGCAACTGCCCTGCAAGGCGAGCGGTTGATAAGTATTTTGAAGGCTAGGCAGCTTGGAGTGAGCACTGGGCTGGCGGCTTATGCGTGGTGGGTTGCGAGGTTCCAGCCCAGTAGCCTAGTGTTATTGATGAGTAAAGGGGAGAGAGAGGCGGTAGAGTTCCTGCGGAAGGTGAAGGAGGCCATGCGGATGGATGAGGCGCACACCCTCCCCCCCCTTGCCAGCAGTCAGACCCAGTTGCTATTCCCTAACAATTCTCGCATTATAGCTTTACCGAGCACAGAAGATGCAGGTATTGGGTATACCGCCACGGTGGTAGTATGTGACGAGCACGCTTTTCACCCCTATGCAGAGGCTAATTTCGCCGCTGTAAAGCCTACCATAGACGCAGGGGGGCAGTTAGTAAGCGTAAGCACTGCCAACGGTATGGGTAATTTCTACCACACCACCTACCTGGACGCCAAAACCGGAAAAAACGGATTCAGTCCGATATTTTTCCCATGGTGGCAACGCCCGGACCGGGATGATGACTGGTATGGGAGTATGACACGTGAATACTCCACTCACCAGCTGCATCAGAATTATCCCCGTGACGATGTGGAAGCCTTTGTACAGAGTGGCCGCCCCGTATTCAGTTCCGACTACCTGTTACCCACAGAACGCCCGGAATTGGATCCGATACACTGGCCAAAAGCCTTACGGGGGATGGATGGCCTGCGTATCTGGCAGGCACCCCGCCGTCACCGTTCCGAACGATATTATTTATTAGGTGCCGACCCTGCGGAGGGCCTGGCGCACGGCGATTACAGCGCTTTAGAAGTAATTGACAGCCAGTCGGGGGAGCAAGTCCTGGAAATGGCGGGACACTGGGAACCTGACCAGTTTGCAGAGCGAATTCATGCTGTAACGAAGTGTTACCAGGGGAAATTGGGGGTGGAACGGCAGAATCACGGACATGCCGTCCTACTACGCCTACGCCAGCTGGGCACCAAGGGTTTGTATTATGAAATTCCCAGGGAAACGCAGAAAAAACGCATGCGGGCGGGGCTGGTCGGTTGGTTGACAAGTTCTGCAAGCAAACCCATAATGATTGATGAGTTGGAAGAGGCAATGAGACGCTCTTTTTTGACAATACATAGCGATATTTTGCAACATGAAGCCTTATCTTACCAGCATTATCCAAATGGGAGCACAGGAGCACCACAGGGCATGACGGATGACCGGGTGATCGCCCTGGCTATTGCATGGCAGATGCGTAAACACACCCGTCAAAAGGATAAACAGGTTCAGGAACCCGAATTCATGACAACAGCTCATTTCAAGAAAATGTCAGCAACGAAAACCAAACGGCGGTTCCTGATAGGGCATGGCCACTAGCCCCATTATGATCTGTTGCTGGTGTCGCAAGAAAGCGCGTTATCATTCGGACATATCAGAGCGCTATCAGGGGTGGGTGGAGCTCAAGTGCTGGCAATGTTGGGGAGTAAGTTATGTCCGCATGAAGGATTAACCAATGCGGGAGTCAGAAAAGGACGCAAAGCCTTCAATTACGGCAGGATTTCATGACTCGGACGCCCTGCGCCCCGCGCTCGTCCTGGTGGAAGAGCCGGTAGCACCTGCGGATTTGGACTTAAAGCCCGATACGAAGACGCTCGATGTGGAGTCCGAGGCGTTATACCGGGTGGCGATTGACCAGGCACGGGGTAAAATGTCCAACCTGGAAAGAAAAGTATTCGATGCACACATGTTGGGTTACACGGTCAGGGAGATGGCTGATGGGTTGATAGAAACTGGTTATGCCGGTCTGGGCATCTCAAAATCCAAAGCACACCGTTGCCTGAAGGCGGCACTTGACATGGTGCAATCACGTATTCACCGATTGATTTAGGACGCTTGCCTGCCCCGGTGCGTCAGTGTGGAGCGGTTGCCTCGCGCAGCCCTCCACACATAATTACAGGGGAGAGCGGATATGCTGGTTGGGCCTAACAGACGCCGCCGATTAGGTGCAAGACGCCCTTTCATGAAAGGAAAGCGTATTTTCCTGATGGAGCCACCAAAAGTGACAGGACTCGAACGCGCTTTAATGGTATTCGTATCGCTTGTTATGATGCTTCTCATCATGGGCACACTAACGGGCATGTGTTGGGTCGTTGTTGTTTTCGCCCGGTGGCTAACGGGCGACTCCTGGTGGCCCTTCGGATCTTACTTTTCATAGGCAGTCCTTATGGATGTTACGGGGCCATACATTGCAAGACTTATCGCAAAACTTGTCGAGGGTATTATTGCGGATTCGGCATCATCAGTCATGGGTGTATTGCTTGTCCTGACTGTTTTTGCTATAATTTTCACTCTGCTTGTAACGGAGATCAGGTGGTGTAGATTATTTCGGCAATACCGGTGGCCAGCGATAAATGTTTGGAGAGGCTTGTTCCTGGTCACGGTTTTCATCGCTATCTGGGCTTATAGCCAGCAGTTTCACATTACTTACACAATGGGGAACGGGCGTTCGATGGAGCCCACACTCCATGACCGGTATGACCTTATTATTTATCGGTGGGTCCAGGAAGTAGATGAACTTCAGACCGGCGACATTGTGTCTGTTCACGTAAAGGACACTGATGGGCAGGAAGAGTATTGGGTTAAGCGTATTGCGGTATTCAATCACTACAATAATGAGGTTCTGTTATTTGGCGACAACTGGCTCGAATCTTATGATTCGCGCAAGATAGGTGCAGTTTCAGCGTTCCGCATTGATAAAAAGGTCATAAAGGTAATACACCTGCATGGGAAACCAGATTGAGCCAATTAAGCGACAATATTGCGGGCATCCAGACAGGGAGGCGGAAAGCACATGTGGAAGCCAAAAAGTGATACGGACCGGCAACCAGGTCGTCCACTTGTTGAAATTTTCGCAGAAGCCGAGGTGGAAAACTTTAACAATAAGGTGGTAGCACGACCCCTTATTGAAACATGGTGCGAAACCTGCCTGAAAACGATGCAAATTTATAGTTTTTCCACTGAAACATGGTATGCCCTTCCCAGGTGTCCGAAATGTATGGGGCGTTTAAATCCAACGGCATATCAGCCCCAACTGGAACGGAAAGATTATGAAAAGGTTTCGGACATATGGAATAAAAATTGGAATAAAAACAATGGAGATTCAGCTTAGTGCCAAATTACGAATTCGTATGCCGTCAATGTCAGGCAAATGACGAAAGGTTGTTGCAGTGTCGTGACCGTAACACCGTCCAGACTTGCAATTGCGGTGGAGCGCTGGAGAGAGTCCAGAACTACAGGAGCATGACAATCCAGGTTCCGCGTTCGTTCCGGGTAGAGCGATCTGACCTTGTTCAACCCGAGGACGAAGAGTTAATTGCCGCAAAACGCAAGTCAGGGGAGTTTACGCCCTGGAAAGGTGGACGGTGGACTTGAAACAAGGTTATTTTCAGTTTTGGTATGGTGTGGACGAACAATCAAAAGACGGCAGGAAATATTACGAGCGCAAGTGGGACGCGAAACAAGAAAGATGGGTGCGGCCCCTGGAATCTCCAGTTGAGAATGATTCTCAACTAGCCCCAGGTGTTCCCCCCAGGGAAGAGGATGCGTTCCCCCCTAATTGAAGCTCATGCTGATAACCTGGGAGTTGCCCAGGCCATTTTGGGGAGTGTGTGTGGATGAAGAAGTGCTGCAATCAAGAACATAGCCGTTGTGCCATTCATTTTTTCTGGTCGATTTTGGGGGCAGTAGGAATTTGGCTCTTAGGATTTACGATGGGGCGTTTTATTGGACAATAAGATAGCGTAATTGGGGCAGGACGAGCAGATGCTGGGGGCAGGAAGCACGTGAATTCACGGTGGCTGACACAGAGAAACTTAGAACGCGACAAGACTACATTCATAGAGTGCGAGGCCGCATTGACGGCGCCCTGCGGTATTACAATACCACGCTAAAGGGTATTTACCGCCGGATGCTCCAATATTACACCGGTAATCATTGGGGCACTCCTCCAGGCGCTTCTGCAAAGGGCGACCTTCCCGACGTTGATCTCGTTGTCGTCAACCGCATCATGCCATCCATCCACATTAAGGTGGCAACCCTTGGCTTCCAGGATCCCGAGTTCTATGTGCGTTGTCCTGGTTGTGACGACGATAGCCGGGAGGAAGAAGAGCTCAAGGTCCGCGAACTGATGAAGTCCACCTGGCGCAGGATTCAGGCGCAGGACGAAATACGCCTGTTGGACCTTGACCGACGCCTTTTCGGTTATGGTATTTCCCGCATCGGCTGGTGGCTGGAAGAACAGGATGGGATGATCCGGGTTGACGAGCCCCGTCTTTCCCGTGTGAGTCCTGGTCGCTTTCTGACTGACCTGGATCTTACGCGCCCCAGCCTGAAACATGCCCGCTGGTGCGCCGAAGTTCTTTATATTCCCATAGAAGAGTTGCAGCAGAATACGGAGTGGGAGCATGTTGACAAGGTTGTTCCAACTGCCACGGAAATGCCCCGGTTGTTAAGCCCTGCGAACCTGGCTGATCCAAAGCAGTCAGTAGCCCGGAAAAGCTCCACCAGACCTGGCTATGCAGTTATTTATGACTATTGGGACCGTCAGACTGGCGTTCACATGATTGTGCCGGAAGCACCGAATGACCTGGTGCTGATGATTGAGGAAGATCCGTTTGGATTTGACGACTTCTTCCCGTTCGAGATCCTGCCCAATATCATTGTGCCCGACATGTTTTATGGTATTAGTGACCCGGAAAGCGTGGAAAACCAGCAGCTCGAGATCAATAAGCTACGCAGTCTTTCTGTTACTCATGCTGGCCGCGCTTTACCCCGCTTGCTTACCAAGCAGGGTGCGCTGTCCCCCAGGGGGGAGAAAGCGCTCGAAGCCGGCTCAACAGATGTAGCCGTAGAAGTGGACGGTGAATACCAGGGCCCGATGGAAGATGCCGCACGTCCGCTCCACATGCCCAATATGAACACGGAACATCGTCACATAGAATTCCAGAGCCGCATTGACTTTGATGAAATTATAGGAGTCAATGACTTTAAGCGCGGCACGCCCCTGGGAACAAAACGCACGGCAACCGAAGTTCAGCAGATTGCCATGCAGGGCGGGGTGCGGGCCGAAGATGATCAGCAGGTATACGAGAGGTTCCTGAAGCGTAACGCGGAGAAATTATATCATGTGCTCCGCAGGTTTCAGGATCAACCCCTGGTATTGGAAATCGTACTGCCGAACGGGCAGTCCATGGTGGCCATTAAACCGTCTGAACTCCCGGAAAACTCGGAAATAGATATTGTAACGGGTTCGACTGCGTTTCAGGATCGCGCTCAGGAGCGGGCCGATATGCTTACGCTTACTGGCTATCTCGCTCAGATCCCTGTGCCGATACCGCCGCACCTGGACCCAATCGTTCGCCGTGCCCTCAGAACATTTGACTTGCGGCCAAACGAAGTTGATGAAATTATGGACGCCATGGCACAGCCGCCGGGTGGCGCCGGTGGGATAGAAGAACTTCTAGCTGGAATGGGACAAGGTGAGGGGAATGGAGAATCTGGAGGCGGGCCTGGCGGGCCAGTTGGACCTCTTCCTCAAGGGGGCGCAGCCCCAGGAGCGCCCGTCGCGGGACCCTTCGGGGCGTAAACCTAAAAACGCGAAAACAAGAAAGAAGGCAATCAAGGTTCCAAAACGGAACATAATGAAGGCGATTCGTCGCCGAAAATTGAGGGTGGAGAGATAATGCCTATCGCAGACGTTTTAAGTGATTTGATTGGTATTGTGGAACGATGGGAGCCTGAAAGCCCCGAGGGCCGCCAATACGAAGCCGAGATTATGAATGTCATTCAGATGTATGAGCCGGAAGCCATGGAAGGGGATATGCCAGTTGAACCGATGGCTGAACCCGGAGCAGGGCGAGAACCAGTTGCCGATAATTATGCAGCCGCCCAGGCTGCTGCGCCTCTCATGATTGACGCGGTCCGCAGGCGGATGGGGGGAGGCGAGTAATGGCAAAGGGAAAGTATAAAGGACCCATCGAAGAACCAAGGCGTTTTTCTGGCGGTGGCCAACCCACCGTAGACAGGAGTGTGTTGCGACGGCTCGGAAGAGTCCCTACTGGTCGTATTATGGGGAAAATTACGACAGAAGAACCTATGTCCAGGCTTTACCCTGCTCAAGTGAAGCATCGTGATGCCACGCAGGACATGAAAAGGATTGATGCGCGTGTCGAGGGGAAGAAACCCGACCCCGATCATTACCCGGATACGCAGAAAGGCAGAAAATCATATCGTCAGGACCTGGAGGAGTGGGGAAA